CGAATGTTGGTCAAATTGGATCGCTTTTGATGAACAATTACCTCAAGTCTCTTTGCCAGACCCTGTCTGGTACCGCGTGCGTGCTAAGCTTCACAGCCTGCTCGCAATCGGTAAACCTCTCTTCCGAAGTACGAGAGCCCGGTTCCCGAGAGGGTCCGAGTTTTCTCCTACTAGGGGAAACAATAGCCTCGAAGCGAGGCTCGCTTCCTCCCGTTGGACCTGCACCTATGACAACTTCGACGATTTCGCCGAGGTTGCTTATAGAATGCACGGCCTTAGGAAGAGTACCAAAGTCCGATACGCAAAGTGGTTTCGACGCCACAACTTTGACTTGCCACGAGCCGCCGCTGATAAGTACCTCTGGAACAGATGCTCCAGAATAGCAGCGGACTCGAATATCCCGTCAAAGGATATTGGCTTTCTCGTATTCAAGGAAAAACTCCGTGTTCTGGTAAAATTTGAACAAGGATCTCGGTTTCAAACCGTACCCAAGAATAACGATAAGCGTAGGCCTATCAATGTTGAGTGTTTCGGCAACACCCTGACACAGTCCGTTATAGGAGAAGGTATCCGTTCCTTGCTCTTACAGGAGTACGGGATCGATTTGGACAACCTAAGCGATATCCATCGCCTCAAGGTGTCGAAACCGGATCGCTGGGCTACTATTGACCTGTCAAATGCATCTGACTCGGTTAGTGTTAGTCTTTGCGAATTCCTTTTCCCAAAATGGTTCTTTGACTCTCTAATGAGGACACGTGCCCCGATGGTCTTAGGGTTAGATGGTTCCTACCATCTAACTCGAAAGATATCGTCTATGGGCAACGGCTTCACGTTCGAGTTGATGACTCTTATTTTGACGGTACTGTGTAAGGAATTAGACTCCGATGCTACGGTGTTTGGGGATGATATAACAATTCACCCCATTCAGTCGCAGTATCTTATCGGCCTCTTAACAGAGGTGGGTTTCGTTGTGAATGAAGATAAATCGTTCACTTCGGGCCCTTTCCGGGAGTCTTGCGGCGCGAATTTCCATTCCGAAGAAGGTTATGTAGAGTCTTTCGACTTTATGTGGCCCCATTCAATTGGAGATTGCATCAACCTCTTAAACAAGAGTTATATCCTTGCTAAGAGGTACGCCTCGTTCCGCGCGTTGTATAACGCATTCCTTCGTGTCTTACCAAAAGCCTTGCATGGTGGACCCTGTCCTACTCTTGACCCATCACTGGGTCCGAGGAAAGATAGGGTGAGACACCAGGGACCCTTCGTCTACGATCTCCCGGCTTTCTTCATTACACCGAAGAAGCCGAACGGATCAGAACCGCTTGACAGGAAGTTGGTCGCAATGCTCCGCGATTATCAACTAAACCCGTCTGAATTCACCCTCGTGAGAGGATATGAGTTCAAGAGCTCCTTACGGAGCCCTACGGTTAGAGATCTCGATGTCAATCGTCACTGGGCTAAGTATCTGATGTATCTAGATGCTGGCCGAGTGTCGAAAGATGTCTTGACCTCTGAAGGGGAATGGAAGCTAGTTTGGTATCTTACTGACGGCCTGAGACCTATGAGAGTCTCATTGCTTAAATCCTTACGGACCTAAGTACCGCTAGTTTTCAACCTACTGGTTTAGGGAATTAACTAATCCATACGTTAATTCAAATACCAGGGCCCCGTAAGGGGAAAGAAAGGTGAGAGATCACCCTCTTTAATGAAAGGAACTGCCTTATATACCCGTACTGATGTAACCGTTCACCTTTCGTGCGTTGGTAAATGTTCCTACGACCTGAACGAGGAAGCTTTCCGCCTCTTTGATCAGCTTGGTTTCAACCCGTT